ATTGCATCAAAATCCATACAGTAAAGTATGGGGTGGTCAAGTTCAATTTTCAAAAATGTTAATTGATTGCTGTTATGCAAATAATTATGGTAATTGGAATAATACACTAGGACCATATGATATTCCTGGATATAGATACGGTAAAGCAAATACTAAAAGTGGTAGAATATATGATCCTACAAATTTTAAACGTTGGGATCCAAAATTAGAATTTATAAGAAAATATATACCAGAATTAAAAGATGTTCCTGACAAAGATGTTTTTAATTGGCATAAAACATATGAAAAATATGATACTAATTATAAACCAATTGTAAATTATCAAGAAAGAAAAGAAGAATGGTATACTTTAACAAAAAAATAAATAATACAAAATTATAAAATAATATTATAATATGGATAAAGACACTTGTTATATTTATATTTTAATTGGATTAATATTCTCATTACTAATTATATTAACTATAAATTTATGTTATATGAAAATTGAATCATTTGCATATGCTAATTATAAACGTGATACTTTTGCCGGAAGATTATTACCCAAAAAGGGAACAACTTATCCTATAAGTACTAGTAAAAAAATTAGTATGGACGATCATGAAAGATTACATCATATCCCTACTGATAATTTACATAATAAACATCATACATGGGATTCAGAACATCATTTTCCATATGGTGGATTTATTTATGATAGATCATATCCTATATATTTAGCAAATAATATATGTCCTGAAGATGCACCTTATTACAATACTATTGATGGTACTTGTATTCAAATAGATCCATCTATTGCACAAATTAATTCTCCAACTAATACACCAATTTTTACTTAATTTTATATGAACATAAAAATATACTTATATTCATATTCATATTAATATGTCAGATTCAAGTAGTAGGTCTTCAAGTGGTTCAAGTTATAATTCTAGTAATCTTTCTAGTTCAAGTGAGGAAGATTTTGAACATGAAGTCTTTCAAAATGATTATTTAGTATTATATAAATTAGGATCCGGTGCATTTTCAACCGTTTGGTTAACATATCAAATAAGTACAAATGATTTTTATGCATTAAAAATACAAAATCATGATTCATATCAAGAAGGTATACTTGAAAAAAATTGCTATGATATGGTATCTTCTTTTCCTACTAATTGTTTAATTAAATTATTTGATTCATTTGATATTATACGAGATAATAAAACATATTTATGTATGGTATTAGAACTAGCTATTGATAGTGCCTACTATTTTTTAAAACAATTTCGTGACGATTCTAAAAATAGAACTGGATTTTCACCAAATGTAATGAAAAAATTACATGATAACGTATGGGAAGGTATTAGTTACTTACATGCTCATGATTTATTACATACTGATATTAAACCAGAAAATATATTAGTTTGTGGTAAAAATAAACGACTAGAAATATTAAAAGAAAAATTAAATAAGATAAATTTTAAAGAATCATATGATGCACAAATTAATATATTTAAACAAAAATTTGATTTAAATAAAAAAAATGATAAAAGTAAATTTAGAAAAGGTAAGAAAAAAATATTATTACAAATAATTGATCATTTAAGTAAAATATTACGTGTAGAAGAAATATATGAAGATTTATCATATTTAGAATATACCGAAGATGAATTAATGGAATGTACATTTAAAATTACTGATTTAGGTACAATTCATTCTCTTCTAGAAATGAGAGAAGAAAATCGTTATCCTTGTATTCAAACTAGATATTATCGTGCACCAGATGTTATATTAAGTATTCCATACGATGAATCAATTGATTATTGGTCAATTGCCATCATGTATTATGAATTAGTAGAAGGTGAGTTAATGTTTAATCCACATCATACAGATAAATTATCAACAGATCAAATACATTTATATGAGATTATTCAATGGATTGGAAACCCACCTTTAGATAAAATAAAAAAATCTAAATTTAATAAATATTTTGATAAAAATGGTAATTTATTATATAAAAGTGACTACACTAAAAATGAACCAAATGTAGATAAATGGCATCCTGAAGTATTATCTTTTTTTCAAAAAATAATATCATGGTAACACTAAATTAATATATAAATTATTCATGAAGAAATCCTGAACGATTTATAGATTGCGGTTTGTTTGCATTTACAGGATATAGATATGCATTGTTTCCGTTTGTTTGTTTTTTAAAATCAAGTTGATTATAATCTGATTTTTTAGTATAAGTATAGTCCTGGTTTGTTCGTTTCGAGATTCGAATATTGTTCGTTTTTTTGCTATCATCTGAATATGATCGATCACTATCATCATATTCATCCATACTTCCTTTACCTATATATGATTTAGTATTGGCTGAAGACCATACTGAGGGCATGCAAAAGACTGAGTTTTTTGATGGTTACAAGTTACTTGTACTATAAATGAAGTTTGTTTAAAGAATTTTTTTCAATTTTTTCAAAGTACCCGCTCGATCATTACTACCAATCTTAAAGAGAGGATTAAGCCAAGCAGGTATCGTATCAATGTCAAATTTTTGATACGGTGTCATTTGTTCAAATTCTACGGTTGTCATGCAATTAGCCCTACCTCTCCTATTAATAAGCAAGGTATCACGAGTTTCATGATGATTCATACACTTCCATTTAAGCTGTTGAAGCACTAATTGCAACTCCCTTAATCTGAGTGTGTCTTTTTCATCACTAATCGCATTATCAAAATGCTCGATTAACTCAACCAATTCACATAATTGGACATACCAAGCATCATATTCAGCTTGTTGGATACTATTCCATTTAGCAATAATTTCATCTTCCTTAGTTAATTCAGGAAAAGAAGAATCAATCATTTTAAAAAGTTGATTTTTTCTTGGATTGTTTATGTGTTTTTTATAAAATATAATGAAATATTTAGACATATTTTTTTTCAATTTTTATAATATGACCGATATCCCCCTATATATCTATATAGATGGATCCTGCCTTAATAATCAATCCAAATCAAATAAATGTGGTGGATATGGTGTATTCTTTGGAGATGATGATCCTAGGAATGTTAGTAAATATCTAGAACACCATAAAATAACCAATAATACAGCTGAATTAATGGCTTGTTTAGAAGCATTAACTATATTAGAAAAAAGTACAAATTTACCCTCTAAAATATATATTGTAACTGATAGTAAATATCTATATCAATCATGCATTGATTGGATACCTAATTGGGAAAAGAATGGTTGGGTTAGTAGTACTGGTAAACCGGTATTAAACAAAGATTTATTTGTACAGATACGTGAAAAATATAAAAAAATACGACCCATTTTTAAACATACCAATTCTCATACTAGCGAACCTTCTGATAAAAGCTCATTAGAATGGAAAATGTGGTATGGTAATATGAAAGCCGATTATTTAGCTACTCAAGCTTCTCATAAGAAAAATTGAATATTATTTAATTTATAACATTTATAATTAATGTTATAAACTTTTAAATGGATGTCAATGGAAAGACCAAAATTGTTGTTCTTGGTATTACAAATATGAATGAATATCTTCCTATAACAATAGATATTGATATACAAATTCATGATAAATATATTGATATTACTATTAAGGTTGATCATCCTTTTCGATTTGGTAAATGGGACGATCACCCATTTTCTGTAATTAATTACAATGCTACAAAAAATATATATGTTAATAGCTATTCAAATCGTATTACAAAAACTCGATCTACTCTAACATTGCTTTCTGAACTTTTAACACCTGTTCCAATACATATTAATCATACGACTGATTGTACACATCGTGGACAAATAATTGCTGCATTAGATCATTTCTGGGATTAACTTATTTTATTTTTTAGTATCTTACTAATTTTTGCTATACTAATATGAATATTCTCTTTGGATAATCGCTCTTTTATTAATTTTTGATTTAATTTCTTATTACTCAAATTAATAACTTTTTGTTCTATTTCATCTACATTAGATTCCTCTGATTTAGGTATACTTTCTAATTTTGTATCTTCTACAAATGTAATATCCAATTCTTCTCCCTTACTTGTTTCTATTTTACGTGTTACTACTATATTACCCCTATCAATGTCATCGTGACATTTTTGACACACTACCATTAAATTACTAGCATTATTTTTATGTTTTACACCATTACTATTAATAATTCCATTTTCATCAGCATCTTTCTGAAATACAATATGATGGGTCTCCAATGATGTTATATTTGCTTTATCAGATATAGTTAATTTGCATATTTGACATTGAGATTTAATTATCTTTGTATTGTATCTACTTGTTTCTTTTTTAATATCTAATATATCTGTTTTAATATCTGTCGATAACTGCACAAATTCTCTATCATCTATCAAATTTTTTGCTACTAATAATCCATAGAAATTATCTCCTGATCCCTCTCGTAATATCCGATCGTATTTAATTATATTTGTTTCTTCATCATAAGATATATGGATATGATATGATTTTACATTCTTTAATTGTTTATATATATCTGAATTTACAATCTGATGCAAATGCGATGCTGTTATAAAATTCGATTGTTTCTCGGATAATATCTTAATCATTGTTAATACAATAATCAATCCTGATTCATATTCTGTACCTCGACATACCTCATCCGCTATAATTAACGATCTGTTACTAGTTCTTTTTAATATATTACGTATTTCCAACATTTCTACACTAAACGATGATAAACCTTTAAACAAATTATCATTACCTGATATTCTTGTAAATAATGAGTGGTATGGCGAATACGTAAGTGTATCACAAGCAACTGGATACCCAATTTGAGCCAATATAATATTCAATCCCACGCTTTTCTGTAAGGTAGATTTACCGGCTGAATTCAAACCAAATAATGTAATACCCGTAAATTCTTTCCCTAATTGTATATCAAATGGGATATAATTCGTAGAAATTCTTTCCACAATTGGATGTCTTATCTTATTTGCCTCTAACCATGATTTACTATCTTCTACAATAATAGGTATTGTATATAAATATTTTTTCATACATTGTGAACCACTATATATGAAATCAATATAAGATATCCAATTAATAATATCATTTAATTCATTTTTATACTTGTTTGTAAATTCAATACTAAATTTAATATATTCTTCTTGCATTTTTTCAGCTAACTTATTTTCATACGCAATTATTTCATCTGAAAATTTCTTTAATTGATCTGAAAAGATTTTTGTACCACTCGATGAATTATCTTTACCTACAAATTTTGTAAATTGAATCACAATACTTTTTTTATTTATTTCTAATTTACTATCTTCTTTGGTAAGTACATTTTGAATAGTCTGCCATCTCTTTTTTGTAGTGTATAAATGATGACCGTCTCGTTCATTAAATGCTACACTACATACTGCAGTTTTCTTATCCCCAATATTTGTAATATATTCTGCTATTTTATTTAATATTTCTCGATTATCATCTAATTTTTGTTGAATTATATCTAATTCTTTATTGATTTTTGGTTGGAATAAATTGTCTTTAATATTCATGATACTTATAAAGAGAGATAATTTCTCAGTATTAAATGTCTTATTCATTATTGTATAAATACCATTAATATTTGTAGTTGTTAATGGATATATATTGTCTATTATTTTTTCTACATTCATAATTCTTTCATAACTTATAATCCACTTGTATAAATCATACGGTGACAACTCTCCTATTTGTAATTTCTTCTGCATCTTTTCTATATCAGTAATGTATTGCAATTCGTTTTTTAACTCATCCGTATGTTTGGATACTTTTTGTATTAAATCATATCTTGATTGTATCTCTTGCTTACTTATTAATGGATGAGTTAATTCACGTTTTAATCTACGCCTACCCATTGGTGTAGCTGTAAAATTAATTACATCAAATAATGATTTGTACCTATTACCAATTTTATTTTGTAATCCTTCACTAGATAATACATACAATTGATTCAATGCATTATTACCCAAATACAAGTGCTTTTTATCAATATAATTTCGTACATTTGTTAAATTCTTTAATAAATCAGGATTATGCATTTCAATATAATCAATTAATAACATTAAAGAAATTCTACCATAATGATATTCTTCAATATCCAAATACTCGATTGAATTTTTTTGATTGAAGATTTTTGCAAGTGTTTCATTTTGATACACTATTTTATGAAATAACTTATTTTTACTATCAAAAATATAATAATTTTTATCTTCTAATTCAAGATATTTAATAATACTTGTATTTATTGTTGTATTACTACTTAATACAATCTCTACTGGATTATACATATTAATGTACCTACATACTTCATCCAATGACTGGTATTTATCATCTTTGTTACATAAACAATCTTTAATTTCCCATTCACCTGTACTAATATCTGCTATTGTAATACCAATAATACTTGTTTCATCATCTGAATTATCAAACCATAAACCTAATATATAATTATTATCTTTGTGATCTAAAT